GTGTTTGACTTTGCCATTGTGGATGGCAAGTACGTAGGTGAAGATTATTTGTTCTGCGACCGCGCCGCCCAAATGGGTTTTAAGGTTTACATTGACGTAGACATCAGCTTGCCGCACGTAGGCTCAAATGAATTCAGTCGTAATTTCCGTGAAGAGGTTGTAGTGCCTTTGATGGAAAACATTTACAACTCCAAGTTGAAGGTGGCATGATGGCAACAAAGAAAAAAGGCCCATCACTGGCTGTAGGCCGTGGCGAGAAATTGCCCGTGTCCAAGGGTGCTGGTTTGACCGCCAAGGGTCGGGCTAAGTACAACGCCGCTACCGGCAGTAACCTGAAGGCTCCCCAGCCCCAAGGTGGCCCACGTAAAGATTCATTCTGTGCCCGCATGTCGGGCATGCCCGGTCCAATGAAGGACGAAAAAGGCAAGCCTACCCGCAAGGCTGCTGCTCTTGCAAGATGGAAGTGTTGAGGTAAATTATGGCTACATACGTTGAACCTTCTCGTTGGAATAAATCCACCAAGGAATCGGACGCACGCAGAGATAAACTGCGTGATGAAGTTGCCAAGGGTACGGCGTCGCAACGTTTAGGAAAAATGATTGGTGACGACAAGTACAAAAAAGACGAGTATGACGCCACCAACAAAATACTCAACATGAAAGAAGAAGAAAAAGAAGCGTTGGGGCAGCGCATTGTTGACCAGTATCCAAAAGGTACGACCAGCGGCACTGGGCAAACTTCTCGCAATAGAGCAGAGTATGGAAAACCAGTTGATTTACCTGACGCAGATGTTGAGAAAAAAGCAAAAGGCGGCACAGTTTCCGCCTCACGCCGCGCTGATGGCATAGCCCAGCGTGGTAAAACCAAAGGAAAGATGTGCTGATATGACCGACCATACCGAAACCGTAAAATCCGTGGTTGATGGTCTATCCATTATTACCGTAATAGGAACATTGGCAGATATGCTTCCATCAGTCGCAGCAATATTTACGATTGTGTGGACAGCCATCCGCATCTGGGAAACTGAAACCGTTAAACGGTGGACTGGCCGAACAGGGGGCTCAAATGCCCAGCACGAGTAAAAAACAACATAACTTTATGGAGGCGGTGGCCCATAGCCCCGCCTTTGCCAAGAAGGTAGGCGTCCCACAATCCGTGGGCAAAGACTTTTCAACTGCGGACAAGGGCCGCAAATTTTCAAAAGGTGGCAATATGAAAAGCGATATGAAAGAAGACATGAAAATGGACAAGGCCCAAGACAAAGCCATGATTATGAAAGCGTTTAAGCAGCATGATGCCCAAGAACACAAAGGCGGCAAAGGTACAACTTTGAAGCTGTCCAAAGGCGGCGTAACTCGTGCAGATGGCTGCGTGTCCAAGGGTCACACCAAAGGCACAATGATAGCCATGTGTGGCGGCGGGAAGATGTAATGTTAGCCAGTCGCGGTATGGGGGCAATTGCCCCCTCCAAGATGCCCAAGGGCGTTAAAAAAGCTCGGCGGGACGACACCGACTTTACGCAGTATGCTGAAGGCGGCAAAGTTAACGCGGCTGGCAATTACACCAAGCCTAGTCTTCGCAAGCGGATTGTGTCTCAGGTAAAATCTGCGGCGACTCAAGGCACCGGAGCAGGGCAATGGTCGGCCCGTAAAGCGCAACTTGTAGCCAAGAAATATAAAGCCGCAGGCGGCGGATACCGGGACTGATATGAAAGCGCCGCAGCAATCCCTTAAAGACTGGGGCGACCAGAAGTGGCGTACCAAGTCTGGCAAACCGTCGAGCAAGACGGGGGAAAGGTATTTGCCCGAAGCGGCGATTAAGTCTTTATCCTCCGCAGAATATGCGGCGACTACAAAAGCCAAACGTGCGGGCAAGGCGGCTGGAAAACAGTTTGTTGCGCAGCCAAAAACAATTGCAAAGAAAACAGCGGGGTTTCGATAATGGCTACCAAAAATTTTATCCAAAACGCAATCAAAAAACCCGGCGCATTGCGTAAAGAGTTGGGCATTAAAGAGGGTAAAACAATTCCCGCCAAAAAACTTGCCGCAGCAGCAAAGAAGCCCGGCAAAATGGGTCAACGCGCACGTTTGGCTGAAACCCTCAAAGGCATGAAATGACCACTACCGGCTCAACCCTCTTTAACATGGACTTCACGGAGATTGCCGAGGAAGCGTGGGAGCGTGCGGGCCGGGAGATGCGTTCAGGCTATGATCTGCGGACTGCCCGTCGGTCGATGAACTTGATGACCATTGAGTGGCAGAACAAGGGCATTAACATGTGGACGATGGAGCAAGGCTTCATCCACTTGGTGCCCGGCTTGGCAACATATGCACTGCCAACAAACACAATTGATTTGCTGGAGCATGTGATTCGCACAGGGTCAAACACCGCGTCTACGCAAGCTGATTTAACCATCACACGTATCAGTGTTTCTACCTATGCAACCATCCCAAACAAGTTACAGCAGGCACGACCGATTCAAGTATGGATTCAGCGGCTATCTGGTGAAGTCAATCCTACAAGCTCTACGCTTGCATCAACCATTAGCTCAACAGACACCACGATCACGCTTGACACGGTGGTTGGACTAGCGGGTTCTGGTTTTATTCGCTTGGATGCTGAAGACATTTACTACACTTACATCACGGGCAACGTCCTTGGTGGCGTGTTTCGCGGGCAGAACAACACCACTGCAACCACGCATACAGCAGCTACGGCTGTGTTTGTTCCCCAACTTCCAGCCGTGACAGTATGGCCGACGCCCGACAATTCCACGACATATCAATTTGTTTACTGGAGACTGCGCAGAGTGCAGGATGCTGGCGCTGGTGCTGAAACAGCAGACATGAATTTTAGGTTCTTGCCATGTGTTGTCGCTGGTTTGGCGTATCACATTGCAATCAAAACCCCTGAGTTAATGCCTCGCATCCAAATGCTCAAACAGATTTACGATGAAACATTTGAACTGGCTGCTGGAGAAGACAGGGAAAAAGCTGCGGTTCGTTTCGTCCCGCGTCAAATGTTTATTGGTGGCACGTAATGGGTAATCGTTTTGCATCTGGCAAGATAGCGATTGCAGAATGTGATCGTTGCGGCCAGCAGTTTAAACTGAAGCGGCTTAAAGAAGAGATTATTAAGCAGCGCAAGTACCAGCTTTTGGTTTGCCCTGAATGTTGGGACCCGGATCAGCCACAATTGATGCTTGGAACATTTCCGGTAGATGATCCGCAGGCGTTGCGCAACCCACGTAGGGACACAACGTATGTGACTTCAGGCGTGAACATATCCGGCAATTTGTCTGGCGGGTCGAGAGATATTCAATGGGGCTGGAGGCCAGTGGGCGGCTCCAGCGGTTTTGATGCGGGTCTAACCCCAAATTACTTGGTGGGAACGACATTTGTTGGTACAGTAACGGTTACCGTTTCATAGGAGTTAATCATGACATTCAAACGTGCAGCAGATGGCATTGCCAAAAAAGGCAAAACAGAAGGCAAAAATTTGGGTAACAGCGGCCCCATGCAAAAAGAAATGATGGGCGGCATGGGCAAAGGCAAGGGAAAAACCAACGCCAACATGAAGGCAATGGGCCGTAACTTGGCCAAAATTGCCGCACAGAAACGAGGCTAATCATGGCTACATTTAGCAAAAAAATGATGGGCAAAGAAGTTGGCCAAGCCAGCACTTATGCCAAGCCCCACACCATGAACGGCAAGGCCGTCACAATGGATACAAACCCCGGCAAAGGCCCAAACCGCAGCAAACTTGACACGCTGGACGTCAGTGTTGGCGCTGAGAGCAAGTCGGCGGGCGATGAGCCTGTCAAGACCAGCGGCATCAAAATCCGTGGCACTGGCGCAGCGACTAAAGGTCTGATGGCTCGGGGTCCGATGGCATGACATACAACGAACTCGTCATCTTGGTGAGTGATTACTGTGAGAACACGTTTCCCACGGTAGACATGAACACGTTCATTAAGCAAGCAGAACAGCGTATATACAATTCTGTTCAGCTTGCTAATTTGCGTAAAAACGTGACGGGCACAATCAGCGCAAACAACAAGTATTTGTCTTGCCCTGATGATTTTCTTTCTGTGTATTCATTGGCCTTGTTTCCTGTGGGCGGTGGCGAGTATTTGTACTTGCTAAACAAGGATGTTAACTTCATGCGTGAAGCGTATCCAAACCCAGCGACTACCGGCAAGCCTAAGCACTACGCAATCTTTGGCCCACAAAGCTCTAATGTAAATGAGCTGTCGTTTATGGTTGGCCCAACCCCAAGTATTACGTACAGCGCCGAATTGCATTACTACTACTATCCAGAATCTATCGTTACCGCAGGCCAGACATGGCTTGGTGATAATTTTGATTCAGCGTTGTTGTACGGAACCATGTGCGAAGCGATCACCTACATCAAGGGTGAGCCAGATATGGTCAAGCTGTACAACGAACGTTACGTTCAATCAATTGCACTGCTCAAGAACTTGGGTGATGGCAAGCAACGCATGGACGCGTACCGTGACGGTCAAGTCAGGATTCCAGTGTCATGAGTTCTATCCTGCAAACCCAAACCACCAGCTTTAAAAAAGAGCTGTATCAGGGTATCCACGACTTGTCTACTGACACGATCAAGATTGCCTTGTATACCGCTGCCGCAGATTTAAACGCAGCTACTATCGTTTACTCAAGTGCTAATGAAGTTGTAGCGTCTGGCTATACAGCAGGCGGGCAAGTTATGACTGGTGTTGCAATCAGCAGCGATGGCTATACAGCCTATGCCAACTGGAATAATGTAAGCTGGTCAACCGCAGTGACGGCTCGGTGTGCGTTGATATACAACGTTTCCAAGGGCAACAAGTCAGTGGCTGTGCTGGACTTTGGTTCGGACAAAACATCTACCACCACATTTCTAATCACCATGCCAGCCAACACATCAACGGCTGCGCTTATCAGGAGTTCAAATTGATCGTTACAACAACCTACGGCGACATGGATGACTCTTTACTTGAGCGTAAGGACGGCACGTTTGAGGACGACAACGAACTGACCACTTGGGTAGAATACTGGAAAGGTGATGAGCTCGTTCATCGCTCGGCCCATGTAACGTTGAAAAAAATGCCTGCTTTTGGTGCTGGCGAAACCGCTTCTTTTTAAGGAATCATCATGGCAAATACCCAATCAATGTGCACTTCGTTTATGGGTGAGTTGTTGACCGCTACTCACAACTTTGGCGTAGCGCCTATCCGTGCGGCCACCACTGCCGATACGTTTAAAGCAGCCCTGTACCTGACCTCGGCCACGATCAACGCGGCCACCACTGCGTACTCAGCAACGGGTGAAGTGACGGGCACAAACTACACGGCTGGCGGTGTGACGGTGACCAACGCAACGGCCCCTACAGCGACCAACTCCTCGGCTACGGCTGGCGTGGCTTACTGGACGCCCTCTGCTTCAATCACATACACCACAGTGACTTTGAGCACCGCGTTTGATACCGTGTTGATCTATAACAGCACTCAGTCCAACAAGTCGGTGTCGGTCCACACGTTTGGTTCACAGACCATTACGGCGGGTACGTTCACACTGACCATGCCATCGAACACAACTACAACCGCTTTGCTGCGCTTGTCTACTACCTAAAGGGTAGGTCATGGCCGGATGGGGCACTGGCGCTTGGGGCTACGGCACTTGGGGCAATGGCGAGACCATCCTTACAGGTGATGCGGCCACGGGCGCTGTTGGCACAGTTTCGGCTGATAGAACAGTTGCTCTTACGGGTGTTGGTGGTACGGGTTCAGTCGGTACGGTAGTTAACTCAGCTTCGGTTGCACTGACCGGGGTTGCGGCCTCGGGTAATGTGGGATCGGTTGCTGTCGCAGAACGTCAGATTGCTCTGTCTGGTGTCGCGGCCTCGGGTAACGTAGGCACGGTTGTTGGCTCTGAAGTTGTACCGGACACTGGGGATGCCGCAGTCGGTAACGTTGGCACGGTTGGTATCTCGGTATCGGTGGCCCTGACAGGCGTTGGTGGTACTGGCGCAGTTGGCACGGTTGTCAAAGGCGTATCCGCTGCTCTGACTGGTAACGTTACCACTGGAAATGTTGGCTCGGTTGTACCGTCAAGCACGGTGGCCCTGACGGGTGTTCTGGCTTCAGGACTGGTGGGCACGGTCAGCGCGGACAAGAGCATAGCGATAACGGGCGTTGCCGCTTCAGGCGCAGTTGGTACGGTTGTTCAGTCTGCCTCAGTGGGTTTGACGGGTGTAGATGTACAGGGCGTAGCAGGCGGGGTTATTGTCCCGCTTCCGTCCAACCAAGCCAATGGCGCAGTAGGTTCGGTTACAGCAGATCGCAGCGTTGCACTGACAGGTGTTGGCGGCACGGGCGCGGTTGGCACAATGAGTATTGCTGCACGGATTAAAGCCCTGACTGGGGTGGGCGCAACAGGTCAAGTTGGTAATGTAATCGCGGTATATTGGAAACTGATAGATGACAGCCAGACAGCAAACTGGCAAAATATCGGTAATTCACAAACGCCTGCTTGGGGCACTGTTGAAACAGCACAGACTCCCAACTGGGAAGAAGTCGTAACTTGAGGTTTTAAACATGGCAACATCATATACATCACTCTTGGGCTTGGCACTGCCAGTCACGGGAGAATTGAGCGGTACGTGGGGCGACACGGTAAACAACTCCATCACCTCGCTCTTGGACTCTGCCATTGCGGGCACAACCACTCTGAGCACTGATGCTGATGTTACGCTAACCACCACGACAGGCGCAGCCAATACGGCGCGGGAAGCGATCCTTTTGTGCTCTGGCGCACGAACAGCCTTGCGGACAATCACAGCCCCGGCGCAGTCCAAGATTTACACAGTCATCAACTCCACAACAGGTGGTTTCTCGGTCAAGGTTGTTGGCGCTGGCCCTACTACAGGCGTAACGATTGTTGCGGGAACAAGTGCGCAGATTGCTTGGAACGGTTCTGATTTTGTGTTGGTGTCAACGCTTACTTCGGCAGGTGTCTTACCCACAGCAAACGGCGGCACAGGACTAACATCCTTTACCGCTAACGGTGTGGTCTACGCAAGCTCTTCAAGTGCATTGGCTACTGGTTCTGCGCTGGTATTTGATGGGACTAATTTAGGTATTGGTGGAGCAGTTACTTTATATATTTCAGGAGCAAATAAAGGTTTAGCGATTGCCGGAACAACCAACGGTGCTGAAATTGATTTGAAAAGATCGGGTGGAACAGGAACATCGTACCTTTTTCAAGGTGCTGATGATAGTTTAGTTCTCGGCAACCAAAGTAGTTCTCCAATTAAATTTTATTTAAGCGACACCGAACAAATGCGCCTGACCACCACAGGGTTGGGTATTGGGACGAGTTCGCCACAACTGAAATTTGTAGTAAGTAACGGCGGGGCGTCGGGTGTTGAAGTTTCACCAACAGGCGGCAACCAAGGTGGAACATATTTGCAATCTTACAACCGCAGTGGTACGGCGTTTGTTGCAACTGAAATTATTGCGTCAAAGATTGGTTTTTATACTGGAACATCACCAGCTTTTGCGGCTTTGCTCGACTCCTCCGGTAACCTTGGACTGGGTGTTACTCCGAGTGCTTGGGCATCTGGCTGGAGAACTTTGCAAATCGGGGCAGGTGCTAACTTTATTGGCAGAACTGGTGTTGTAAACCAGTTGCAATTGGTTGCCAACGGTTATTACAACGGCACAAACTACATATATCAAAACACAGGTGAAGCCACACAGTATTTCCAAACAGGCGGTTATCACGCTTGGGGTATAGCCGCATCTGGCACAGCAGGTAATGCCATCACGTTTACTCAGGCGATGACATTGGATGCCAGTGGGAATTTGGGGGTTGGTACTACAAGCCCTATTAACAATAGCGGTTATGGTGGCTTTTCCTTAAATGGAACTAACGGTGCTTTGTTAAGCCTGTTGACCAATGGAACAGAATCATCACGCATTGCTAGTGTTGGAAATGAAACGTCTATTCAATCT